TTAGAAGCTTGATCTTCGAGCACATTATATTTTTCATCTGGAACGTCAATGTAGTGATCTTCAAATAATTTTTTCAAACCACCAATGAAGTCCTCAGCAATTTCTCCCTTAATGCCTCTCTCAACAGCAAGAGTGTTTTCTTTCATCCATTCTTCTACTACGTAGGATAGATAAGAGTCAACTTTCTCTACTAATTCAGATTTAGCATTTTCGGATTCTTCTTTAAGCTTTTGCTCATAGCTTGCGTTCATCTTTTTCTTCATTTCTGAAACTTTTGATTTCAGAGCAGCTTCAAAGATTGTAGCAGCTTTTGATTTAAATTCCTCAGAAAGACTTTCGTCAGCAGTTAAAGCCTCAACGTCAGCAGAAACATCAATTGTTTCTTCTTCTTCGTTTACTACTTCTTCTTTAACTTCGTCTTCTTTGATTTCTTCAGAACTCTCATCTTTAGCTTCAACAGTTTCTTCGTCTTGCTCTTCTTTTAGTTTTGGCATAGCATCAGCTGTACCAGCACTTTTTTGTTGAGCATCGCCAGAAACTTGTTTTACTTTTTTCGTTGCGTCTGGATTACTGTCTGTAGGTTTAACTACAGGTGCGCCTAAATCTTCAGCATCATTTTTTAGATGAGTAGGTTCAGCCGCTACAGCATTTTTCTTAGGAGCATCTGCTTGAGGGTTAGCAGCGTTTGCTTCGCTAACTTCTTTAACAGCTTCCTGTTCCAACGCCTCGATTTTGTTTTCTGTTTCGGCCATTAGAAATCTCCTTTAAAATAACTAGTTATTTCTTTTTTGTTAATAATATTTATAAAATTAAAGTTTTTTAAGGAAGGATTCAAAGACTTTTAACTTAGTTTCTTCTAAAGCTCTTTGTTTCGCATCCCTAACTTGTTGCTTCCAGGCTTCAATGTCTTTCTCAATGAGAACGCCATTTTCCCAAACCCACTCCCTCGATTCCATAATACCTTCAACGAAAGCGTCTGGAGCCGATGGATCAGCAACTATGTCAGCGGCAGTAGCTAAGTAAAAATCATCTTTTACATAGTTAGCGCCGTTTCTTTGAATTAATGAACCCATACCACGTGATGATACTCCTAATTGAGCACCCTCATCTATAAGACCTTTTACAATCTTACCGTATGGTGTATCCATTATCTTCGCTTCACCAACAAAGTTATTGCCATCTGGTGATAACTTAGTAATCATATGTGATACTCTTTCTAAGTTAACAGTTGGTCCATCTGGATGTCCCAACTCACCAAAAGCACGTTTTTTGTTGATAAACTCTCTATTGTACCTTGTCACTTCGTTTTCCAAAATATCTCTTGGATAAACTCTTCCATTTCTATTTTTTACATTTGACTGTAAAAAGATACCTCTAATTTTATAATTCTTTTTACCGTTAGTTTCTTCAACTAGGTATTCTGCGTTTGATACTTCTTCGGAAATTAGTTTCATAATTCTCTCTCTTTTTCGTATTACTATTTATACGTTTTTTTATCTAAACTCTATGATTATTGAGTAATTATCGCCATTCGCAAAGTTTTTTGTACTCAATAATACGTCACCTGTTGGTGTTGTAGCATTGTTTGGTATCTCATCTCCAGCAGGTCTAAAGTCCCAATAACCGTTACCAGATAAGAATAAAGCAGTAGCATTTGTAGCTCCATCCCATAATAATTCTACACCTGATTTGTTATTTGCTGTGTTAATTGAATACCAAATCTTACTTATTTTTCTATTACCGTCTTCAGTCATAAAAGTTAATTCTGAAGCATCAACTTTTTTAACTAAAGTTTCTCCCGTACCATCTGAAAAGTTTGTTAACTTTGTAACGAACTTTACGCCAGATGTATCGGCAATTGTTTGTGATGTTACTGTATCAGCCATTTGTGTATCCTGATTCTTTATGTGTTTCGATTACTACATTATACTTTGTAACATTCGAATCACTTGTTAATAAAATATCTCCTATTGCGTCTTTTACTTTTTCTTCACTTGGTTTTAAACCGTAATTACCTCGTCCACTTATAACGACTTCTTTTGTCGTATCATTTTTAAAATACACTGTAACATTACCTGTACCTAAAACTTCATATTGTATATTCGCAATAGAAACTTTAGGCTCACTTGAAGCGTTGTTTGAATTTACAACATCTACAAGTTTTTGTTCTGACTCACTACCTACACCATTAGCGTTGACTATAATTTTAAAATTATCATCTACTAACTTCGTAGCAGTAATAGTCATATTAACTTCTTGGTGAACCTACAGCGTGTACTGTAACAGCACCAGCAGACGTATTTAATTTATCACTTGGTGCTTTTTCAATAATCGCCTCATCACCAGCTACGTGTAAATAAACATCTCCTAAAACTGTACTGTCTTCACTTGATACAGTTATTTTAGAAGTAGCAGCAGTAGCAACTAATCTTACAAACTGAGCACGATCTACGTTATCGTCTGATGGATTAGCAATAACAGTTCCTTTTGTTATAAACGTTGCCATTTATTTTTCTCCTAATTGTTCTTCTAATTCTCTATCAAAGTATTCTTCGATAGCTTTTTTATTAATATTATGAAATTCTGCTACTTTCTCCATAGCTCTTTCAAACTTTGTTACAATATAACCTGACTCTTTTTCTACTAATTTATAAACATCATTGATTGCTTCTTTCATCACAGGCGTTAAATCTTTGTAAGCCTTTGAATTAAAAGTATCTGTTTTTAAATTACTTATCGTTGTCATTTGTCAAATCTATTTCTGCTTGTCCATCTTTAGCATTTGTCGTTGCTGATACAGAACCATCCTGATTAAATGTTCCTGGCTCAGCAATTTCTGGCTTTGGATCACTATGAGGTTGTGCCTCAGGATTTAAAGTTTCTTGTCCTGGCGTTTGAGTTTCATCTGTTCCATTAAACAAAGAGCCAGCTAAATCTTTTCTTCTAGCATCTAAAGCATCACCGACTTTTGCTCTTAAAGCATCTTTAAATGCTTCACCAGCATCAGCATTGTTTCCATCTGCTAATTGATCTATAAAGTTTTTTACTTCTTCACTCATTATTCATCTCCTATTGTCTGTGTTTCGGGTGAAGATATAATACCATCATCAATTTCGTTTTTGATTTGTTTATCCATATCTTCAATTTCTTTATCAGATTGTTTAAGTATATTTTTTCTAACATACTGAACACTGTAAAACTTACCAATGAAATCTCTAACATCATTAGCAAGTGCTATTCTTTCACGCAACATTTCACTTTCTTTTAATTCAGCAAAATGTCCGTCTTGTAAGAAATCATATTTTACAAAATCTCTAATACTATACCATTCTTCTTCAGCAATTATACCTTTTAAAACTAATTGTGTTCTTAATAAGTCACTAAAGAGTTCTGTAAATTTCTTTCTTAATCTTTGTACAAACTTTGTAAATTTAAGTTCATCTCTTGTAATCTCAGTAGAACGTCCCATATTGAAACCTGTTGAGGCTTCTAATCGACTTACTGGTACATTTAAAGAACGATATAGTTTCTTTTGGAAATATTCTATATCTGTAATTTCTCCAAGGTTAGCACCACCAGGCAAAGTTGTAATATCAGTGCCTCTTCCACCCTCTCTACTTGGTAACCAAAAGTCTTCCAACATTGACATATAATTTCTGTCATCTCTAATTTCTCCTGTAGAAGCATCATAGACAAGTTTATTTCTATATCTTGCCATAACATCTCTTAGATATTGTTCAGCTTTTACTTTAGGTAAGTTACCTACGTCTATTTTAAATATTCTTCTTTCAGGTGCTCTTGCGATTCTGTAAATCACAGCAGCATCTTCAATCATTCTTAATTGATTGACAGGTTTAATTGCCTTATGTAGATAAGACAAGACCATATTTTTATTTTGGTCAATTAATCCTGATGGACAAAATGCGATTGTATCAGGTGCGATTTTAATACCACCACCTGTTGTTTGTCCAGCAACACCTTTTTCATTAAACATATAATATTCAACATATTCATCAACAACTGAAAGCATATTAGGACCAGCACCTTCTGGTCTTTTCTTTCTTATTTCTCTAATCTTTTTGATTTTACGTGGGTCGATATACTTTAATTCAGTAATACCTTTTTTTGTATCGTTTCTATCAATAATCTTTTGATAGTAGATACGACCATCAACATACCAACGTCTGAATATGTCGTGCCCCTTTGTATTAAAGTTCATTAACTCTAATATGTTTGAAAATTCATCTTCTATTTTTCTTCTTATATCTTTACCATACGGTAAGTTATCTAATAATAATCTTACTGGATGTTTAAGTTCATTAGCAACAATTGCTTCGTTAACAATATCTTCCACTGCCATATCACATTCTGGATGGATAGCAATTTCTCTATATCGTCTAATTAAATCCGCTTCACTTTTTGCCGTACCTTCCATATCGAGGTACGAGCCAAAATAACCACCAGCGGCGACGGTTTGTGTACCGTCATCCGCTTGTGATGTTGTAAAGCTTTGTTTTGGATCTGATTGCTTTTTAGCTCTTGTAATACTAAATCCAAATAATTCAGCCATAATAAATGTCTCCTGTTCTTAATACTTATAAGGGTATTAAGTAGTCGTTCTCGCTTCAAAATACTGATACTGAAGCTCAACTGTAAATGTTTGGATAGCATCAACTGTTTCATAGTTAAGTTCCATTGTACTTACAGATGTTGGATAAGCGCCTCTCAAAGTATATGACTTGATAGTATTACCATTTCTGTCTAATGCGTCAACAAAAGCGTCAACTTGATAGTCAACTGGATTTGTTAAGCCTTCATTATCTGACATATTGTTAATACCATTTTGCCATCTTTCAAAAGCATCTCTTAGCTTGTAGTTAGTATCATTGATTACAGTAATAGTCCAAGCATCAAATGTTCTATCACCAGCTACCTTAACATCTCTTCCTCTAAACTTAATGTTTATGTTTCCGAGTGTCATAGCAGGTACAGCGGCTGCTGAACATAAGAAAGCTAAGTCTTCTATTTCTCCACCAACTTGGGCGTAACCAGGAAAAGGCATTGTTACCTTAAACTGATTGGCTCTAGCACCACCGCCAGCAAGTTTAGCTTTGAAGTCGTTAATATTAGGCATTTTTTATTTCTCCTTTTTATTAACCAGCAACTTCGTCAAAACTGACGCCAGTTCTAGTAGCGACAAAAGATAGAGTAATGAAGTTAATACTTCTAGCAGGTTTAACAAATATTTCTGCTACAAATTCATTTCTATCAATTACTTCGCCTGTGTTGTTAGTTTCATCACATACTACTAAGAAGTCTGTGATACCTCTTCTTCCTTGTACTTCTCTTAGGAATGGCTCTACAATGTTTCTAAAGTTAGCTC